CCCATCTTGCCAGTGCGACCGCCCGACTTCAGGCCCTTTTGGCTGTCGTGCTTCTTGTCCGCCTCAGAGGCTTCCCACTCTTTCATGGACATGCCGCGCTTGGCAGCCATCTTCTTGTCTTCCATCATGTCCTTGGCAGAACCTTCAAACTTCTCAGCCTTGCCACCATCCTTGCGGCGGGTCTTGTCTCCCATGTCGCGCAGGGCTTGGCGGCCCTCGTTGGCCTTGTCGGCGCGGGTTTGTGCGTCCAGTGCGGCTTGTCCACGATCCATCTCAGCCTTGCTGGGGCGACCTGACATGTCAGGCATAGGCTCAGACGCTTCGCCAGTTTTGCTGGGGCCAACGGCGTCCAGCTTGGCTGCGCTGTATTTTTTGTAGTTTGGGTCGTTAGACAGCAAACCGCCGCCAAGTTTGGCAACGCGGCCACCCTTGTTCATATTGTCGGGTTCGTCAGACTTTTGACGGCCCTTCAGCAAGGCATTGATGAGCTTTGCCCCGCCCTTGCCAATGGTCTTGTCCTTGGCAATTTCCTTGTCAACCGAGGTCTTGCTGTATTGCGTTTCCTTGGGTGCGCCACCGTTCTTAAACCCGCCAACGTGCTTGACGCCTTCGCGCTCTTCGTTGGCGTCTTTCTGGTTGGTGTTGGCCAGACCGACCTTCTCCTGAAAACCACGCGGGCTGCGGGACAGGTTGGTCTTGGCTTCAGCGCCATCAACCTTGCCACCAGCCTTGAACGCGCGGCGCGAGATCGGGCGCATACCCGTCTTGGCATCTGCGTTCAGCTTTTCATCTGGGGTCCAAGTGGAGCTGTCCACTTTCCCGCCAGAGCTTTCGATCATGCTCTGGGCCTTCTTGTTTTTTGCTGCGCGCAGCGCCTTGAAATCCATGGTGCGATCCTCTGAGGTTATCCGGCGTCCCGGTCGTGACCGAGAGCATACAACGAAGTGAGGGATAATGCACGTTCGATGTTTTACATGCCCGCCGTGATGTTGAGAGCCTTCCGCACCATGCCTTTTCCATTTCGCGCTTCAACCGCAGCGCCACCATTTGCAAACAGCGGCATCTCGCCCTTGATGAATTTCTTTAAGACATCTTTGGGGTCCATGTTTTTCTTTTTAGCGGTCAGGTGGATGCGGTCTTCAAGGAAACGCAAGAACGGCTTGCTTTCGTCACTCTCAAGTCCAGTCAAGTGGCCGCCACCGACCCACGCAGATGCCTGCGTTTGGGCTGTGGTCATGCCATGCTGACGGCCAAGGCGGCGGTAAAAGTCTTCAAGTGCGCCGTATTCATTGTCCCTTGGCATGGCTTGCCACAGAGCGCCATGCTTTGCAGCGTCATCCATGCTCATTGCGCCACTGGATACTTCCTTTTGGATGTTCCTCTTTGGAACCCCCTTGCTGGCCTCATATGCCGTGTCAAGAAAGCGCGGGTCTTTACCAAGGATTGCCGGAAGACGAAATGCGTGGGTGTCCATTGTGCCTGGCTCTTGGTTCCCGACAAGATTTTCCACAAAAGACGCTGGCTTTGGGTTTTGGAACGGGTTCCAGCCTTCACCAGCCACCGCGAGGGCGTTTCTTTGGTGATTTTTTTGGGCAAGGTGGCCATAGGGTTGCGGCATTTTGTCGCCAATTTGCGGCATGGGTAGCCCCATTGACGCCAAGTGGTAATAGTACGATGCATTTCTGGCATTTGTCGGCACGTTGGACCGTGGGGATGTTGCCGCCACGAAGTCCATGTACTTTCTAAACCGCTGGTTGCCTTCCTCTGGGCCGTGGTGTTCGATAAACTCTTGGCGCAGCGGCTCAGTGTTGTACCACTTATCGCCGCCCTTGATCTTTCCGGCGGCTACAATTTCTGACGTTTTGTCAAAAATATCAGAGCTTCCCACAAGGTCAGACATACGTTCAGAAACGCCACGCTTGGGGACGTAGCGCGGCAAGTCAAATTGGGGGACTTGCGGAACTTCATGCAGTCGGCTGTAGTCAAAAAGATCGTCTGCCATATCACTTCCCCTTGGGCTTCAGCGCCACCGTAGCAGCTTTGCCGTCTTTGGTGAAGCGGCGTGTTAAGGCAAGGGCAGCGTCAACCGTGCCACCCGATGCGCGCCCGTGGACTTTGCGGATCGCGGCCATCGCGTTGACCTCTTCCGGCC